TTCGGGTGTGTATATACCTTTTTTAATGATTTCATCTGGATAACAAAATCGAAACTTGACTTTTGAATTCTGTTCAATCATCCATCCAAGATACTTCATACGATTGCGAGTGTCATAGATATTCGCTCGTGTTTCTAATCCATAACATGCAGTGCCATCATATACGTTAGACGTTGCTACATCTTCCGATACAGCGAGAAAATCAAATCCAAAAATAAAGATGGTTGTGTAACCCTTCTTAATTGCTTCTTGAATAGCATTCATGCCAGCGTTCGAACGTGGTCGAGCAGGACTCCAGCCAGGAGCTACTGATCGTTTCCAGTGTAGTTCAACTGGTTCCCACTTCTCATCTTCTGGTGGATTCAGAAATCTTTCTTTTGGAAAATCAGATTTTTCAATCTCAGCAATAATAGGATTATCAATCGCTACCAGATAATCTGGTAATACATAATCTTGTTCAGCGTAGTCTCGATATAGAGCATTACAACCAAAGACTTTACCTTTGCCCTTGAGGTTCATTAAATCAAATGAACTACGAGAGACTCCGTTGCCGATTATGTACGCCGTTTTCAATACGTTCTTCATTTTCTATCTCATCAATGCTATGTTTGTCTTTACGACGAGTGAACTTAACTTTCTTTGGTTTCTTATAAGATGGTTGATAATCATCATCCCATCCGCTCTTGTTGCGACGATACGTTTTACCCATTTGCCTTTTCTTTTGTTTTCCATGTTGATGCTAGTGCTGGCCATGCTTCTTCGAATAACTTACGAGTGATACCTTTGTATGGCATCTTCATATCCTTAATAGCGATAACTAACTTTGCGTCATCGGGGTCAAGAGATTCGAGAAAGTTTACAAACTGAACTTCACGATTCAATGTTGTCATGGTTGGATATGGACCATTTTCAAGAAAGATACCAAACTTACGCATGTTTGAATATAACGTGAAATGATAATCCATCTCTTTCGTTGCTGCCTTATATGGAGGTTCTCCAGGCGGCAATGCAAATTTAAGATTAGGGTTGAAGCAAAGGTCAACAATATTTTCTAAAACGATATTGTGACTGGCACGTAATGCTTCAATCTTTTCTTTTTTAGTCTTGAGATTTGATACTCGGATGAGAATCTCAGCAACACTTTCTTTATAAGCCATTATGCTTCCAATTTATTTCTAATATCTGTTTCAATTTCATTCACTCGATGTTGAAGAACACTTACTGCGGTTCGAATATGACCTGTATCATGCTGTTCAAATCGACTTTCTAAAATAGCAATTTCACGTTCTAAAATTCGCATGTGAATTAAATCATCATAATTCATCAGAAATCTCCAATCACTTCCATCATGTTTTTCATTTTCTTCTCAATAAAATAGTTAAAGATTTTGCCTCTCTCATTCAATTTATAATTATCGAAGATTTCATTCGCTTCGTTTTGAATGTCTTCAGGAATGAAGTCGAGGTCAACTAACTGCTGATTGCGACGATAGTTACGTAGCATACGCTCATCACAATAATCTTCAGGTCTCATACCATTCCAAGCATCAATCTTTTTTGTAGCAAGAGGCTTCTGTCTCTTACCATTTACAAACACATCATCATCAGACAAGAAGTTAGGGACACCATCACCTCTGTCGCCTTTGAGAATATGTTCGTGCATATATCGTGCAGGGTTAGAACATGTGATAAACTTCTTCTGCATAGGGCTATACTGCTCTACGTTTGCATACTTCTGTAACTGCATGAAGTCTTTGTCAGATGATAGAATGAGAATAGGTTCAGCAGAACCATTCGTGATGCCGAGATGACCAAATCGGTGACAGAGTGAACCGATGATATCATCAGCCTCTGCATGTTCAATTTGAATTACTTTGTATGGAAACTTCTCACGGATATCATCACGAATGCCATTGAGCACGGTAAAGATCATATTCCAATCTAAACCTGATTCATCACGGTCTTTCTTACGATGAATTTTGTAGTAAGGAAACAGTTCTCGCCGCCAATAGTTTTTATCATCGCAGCAGATAACAAGTTCACCATACTTTTTGAAAAACTTTGTTCGATACATACGGAGCGAGTTAAGCACCATGTGCCGAACAAGGTCTTCTTCAACAGCAACGTTTTTCTTGCCTCCAATTTGCATCATCAGGTTGGAGATCATTACCTGGTTTAAGTCCACGAGTATCATTTTGTTCACTCAGTTCAATTTATTTAATATACTCATTATATATGATATTTAATTAGAAGTCAATCTAAATTTGGAAGATCGTCTGATTCTACAATCTCAAGCATATCATCAATATGCTCTTTCAGTGGATGGTCTAAATTCAAACTGCTATACATTGCATATCGGAGAGTTTCAACAGTGTAAGAAAAATTAGTAATAAAAGCATCGTTGAAAACATCGAATCCATGACCACCAAGTTTGTTATAAAGATTGGTGCAGTAGTGGTCACAGATATAATCGATATACGCTTTTTTATTTTTATCAAAATAAACACCAAGTTCCTCCCCTGATTGGGGAGGTGCATTATCAAACTTGGGAAACTTGATTACATTGTTTGCGGTCATTTAATCACACGAAGCAATATCGTATCTCCATTAATTCTTCCGTTAGGAACTGATTCTTTACTATTTATTTCACTCATCAGTTTTCGAAGAACTAATTTGCCGCCTTTGAGTAATCGAGGTAAGACTTCATCTGGTTTGCGAATCGTTTTACTCACCGATGCTTCTTCATCGTAACCTTGAAGCGTAGTACCCTTGACTGAAAGACCAGCAGGCCCAAGAGCATCATAGCGCATCAGTTTGCGATACTTGGTATTGAATACCCACAACTGATTACACCCAATGATAAGAGCAGGATTGACGCTGACTAATTTATACTCTTTACTCTCTTTGGCATATTTTAGTTTTCCAATCTGCTTCTCAATAGATGGCGCTTTCTTGGTACGAGTCTTCCGAACAGTCTTCTGATTTGCACCCCATGTGGTAGCGTCTTTAATGATACCATCAAGGAACTCGACAAACTTCTTGAGTTGAGCGGGTTTCATATTTGAATAACCTTCAACGAGTTGCTCGTCTTTTTTCGCAATCGCTTCTTTCAACTCATTTCGCCAAGGAACATAGTACTCAGCAATCGCATTGGATTGTTGAGACTTCACATTATTCTGCTGAAGCCAAGCGTACATGCTAAACTCTGACTTGTATCCGCCTTCTGAAAACAAATCAACTTCATTTTCAATCTCGCCAATGTAGTCGCTAATCTGCTCACGAATACGGTCTTGAACAGATGGCTTATACGCAACTTTCTTTTCAATAACAATTTCTTCAATAGCAGTTGCCTGATCCAGCAACTCTTCAATTTTTTGATTGAAACGCTCAATGAAATCTTTCGGCAATTTACAGCCACGAGACATCATTCTTGCATTGTAACCGAGAATGGGCGAAATTGACTTGACGTCAAGTTTACGAAGAACTTTGATCTCTGTCTTATTCCGAGGATAATGAGTGAACAGCATTTTTGCTGCTGACTTGATATCTCCAAAATAATTGTACCAGTTATAAGCAGATGCGAGTTGGGATGATGTTGCGATACTATCATCCCAAACTGGTTCTACACCAAGATACTGCTCGTCAACACTTTTGGCTGTACGAGGCGCTTTTTTCTTACGACCAGTGGATAGAAGTGATTTAGCCATTATACTACCTCAAAATCAGGATCATTTTTCACAGCAATCCAACGATGATCGCCAGTTGGGCTGAATACCATTGCAAACGGACCAGGCAAACTTTTATGCTTGGTCGTCTGAATAGAGTCACGAATTTCGCTAACGACAAAATCCGTACCAAATTGCTGGATACGATTTTTACCGTGCTTGCTCACACCTTTGAGCTTGATGAAATCACCTATTTGCATTGTTAAACGTTCTCCACTTTAACAGTCCAATCGAAGCAAGATTCCATCAGTTTTGCACACTCTTCGAACGTGTCGCATGCGAACATAGAAACTAACATTCCATTCGTGTCACGACCAACAAAGCCTTTACCGACTTTAGTGATACGAACTTCACCTGAACTACAGTTAACGCTCTCCCAGGTCTCGGTGCTACGCCATTCTGCTTTTTTCCATTGCGAAATCAACATTGATATCTCTCCTTGTTTTCTCATCATATATAGAGT